AGCACTAGAATTATAATTTTTAGGACCGTTAGCACCACCACCTATAGCTACTACATGCACATAAGTAACTCCTGCAGGAGCTGTCCAAGAAAATGTTCCAGTTCCTACGTTAGTACCAAATAAAGCTTGTCCAGCAGCTCCAGTAAATCCGGCCTCACCGGCCGCTGAGGCTCTCGGCCGAATCAATACTTGAGTAGAAATTCTATTAGTAAATGGCATTATTATATATCCTAACTAAAATTTGATTTTCCGCCAATTACGTAAGCAAAAGCACCATTTACAGTAATGATTGATAGAGTTAATAATACCACACTACCACCACTAGGAGTTGGCGCAGTACCACCTGACCATTTAACAACTCGTGTTACTCCATTTATATTAACTGTTGTTGGTATACTCATATCTCCTAGAGGAGATATAAATGTAATATTAACTATACCATCATTAGCTAATTGCACATTAGTTAAATTAATAGTGGTTCCAGGATTATATGTTACATAAAATATGCAAGAATCTGTAGCAGAAAAAGTAGTTACTCCATAAGCTGGAGAGACCATAGTTTCTTTAATTTCGTTTACTAATAAACGCTCAGTTACAATTGAACTCATTATCTATCTCCGTAAACAGTTGCACATGTAGTCCAAATTCCGCTAGCTAAAGCAGCAAACGAACCTGAATAAGCAAAACTAAATCGTGATTTTGCAATATTACTTAGCATACGCATGTCACAAATAATACCAGCATTGGTAAAAGTAGTAGTTAAATTATAAAAATAATTAGTATCTTTAAATCGATAAGTAGTTGTATACCAATCACTACTAATTAAACAAACTAATACCGTAGTATTAGCGGGTACTGTTATGTTACCTGTCAGACTAACTTGTCTTGATTGAGTAGTAGATGTTGCAACGCTTGTAGCAGTTACACTAGTCACTGTACTATAAGCACTAGTATTAGGTGTGAAATATAATAATTGAGCGCCATCATACCCAGAAGAATAATAAACTGAAGCATATGCTGAGACAGCAACAGTTATAGAAGCACTTGTAGTATTGCGAATAGGCATCATTCTAAAACTATGTCCAGCGTAATCTTGCGAATTATCATAGTGAAATACATCACGCGCAAATCCCATTCTATTACCATTTGCAAACTGTAATCTGCGTGGTAATTCGTTTTCTGCATCGGCACCAAACATCGACTGACTAGTGCCAGAAGGTCCCATTCCGTCGCCAAATTGCATATACAAATATTGAATAGCACTATTATCTGCATGACTTGAATGAGATGAATATGTAGTCCATGGACCGCTTGATGACCATTCACCTGTAGAATAAATGTTTTGTCGGTCAGTATGTGTAACAATACTACCAATATTACCCACACCTTCAGGAGCTACTAAACTTGTGTTAAATGGTTCTGTTAATGTAGGTTGTTGAAAACTTAAGTTCCCTTGGCCATCAGTTTGTACAAACTGATCTGCCGTAGGGCTTACAACAGGTAGCGTAAATACTGCGCCACCAGGTTTTTGTATTTGATCTGTTGTTATTCTTGACATTTATCTATCTCCATACGCTGTTGCAGTTTTAGTCCATATATTGGAAACTTGTGCAGCAAACGCGCCAGTATAACCTAAACCAGTAAATCTAGAAGTATGTAGTGAGTATAACATGCGCATATCGCAAATAATACCAGAATTACTAAAAGTAGTACCTAAATTATAAAAATAATTAGTATCTTTAAACTGATATGTAGTTTGATATTGATCAGTACTTGTTAAACACACTAATACCGTAGTATTAGCAGGTACACTATATGTTCCTGTTAAATTAATGTGTTGAGCATTACTAGTAGATGTTGCAATGCTGGTAGCAGTTACGCTGGTACATGTACTATAAACACTAGTGTTAGGTGCAAATACTGCTAACTGTGTGCCTTCATACCCAGAACTAAAATAATTACTCGTATAAGCTGATAAAGTTACTGTAATAGCAGAACCAGTAGTATTACGAATAGGCATAATTCTCCAACTATGTCCAGCGTAGTCTGTTGCATTATCATAGTGAAAGAAGTCTCTACTATAGCCTAAGCGCGAACCATTACTAAACTGTAAAGTTCTAGCAAATTGGTGTTCACTGTCACCTCCGATCATGTTCTCGGAAGTGCCGGACATTGCCATACCATCACCAAGAGCCATATTAAAAAACTGAATAGCACTATTATCTGTATGAATTGAGTAGTTACTATAAGTAGTCCATGGGCCACTTGATGTCCATTCACCTGTAGAATAAGAGTTTTGTCGGTCAGAACGTGTAACAATACTACCTATCATACCTAAATTTTCTGGAACAGGAAGTGCAGAGATTAATGCAGGATTTGGATTAGTGATAGAAGACCAACCCAAATTTGCACTACCATCAGTCTTCATATATTGACCAGAAGTTCCATCAGTGGCAGGAAGAGTAAAAACTGTAGCAGTTGCCGGAACATCAATTACGGTAATAGTTCCAGTCATTACTGAGTGGTTCTGACACACATAATACAATGTATTTGGTGCACCTGAAGGAACTACAAAGGTTATAGTTCCTGTTGCTGCTCCATTATTAGTTACTCCGGTACTATAAACATTTCCTGAACTATATGGAGCAGCAACTGTTTGAATCCAAAATGGATGTCCTGATGCAGTAACGTTGAAAGTATAAGTAGACCCTCTAACTAAAGTTAGAGTGGGATTGCTTTGTGCATTAATTGTATAAGAACTTGCACCAGAATTAGTAACTGTAAGTGTATTAGGACTACCACTACCAAGACCAGATGGCGTTAGTTTTTGTATTTGATCTACTATAAGTTTTGACATAATATTCTACTTTATAGTACTGGTGATTCAGGAATTTCAACTTCTGGAAATGCTGGTAACTCAGTCAAATCTCTAAGAGCTTGTCTATAAACAGATATTGCTGTTTGTTCTTCATTTGTCCAAGTGGCCCAACGATCTGGTAGTACTAAAGCATCAGAAGCTTCCAAAGCTTTATCTCTTTTCCAACGCATACTTCTAGATAAAGAACTGATTCTCAATTCTGCTAATTCAGCTTCAACTTCTTCATCAGTAGCTGCACGAATTACATCACCATCTTTAACGATACGGCGTGCGTCCATTAAAGCGTTATCTATTACTGTCCAATCTTCTACATTTTCATCGGGACTTAAAACTCCGACTATATGTACAGCTCTGTTATTTTCGAATTTTGCAAACATATTATCTATCTCCATAGTTAGTTGCTGTGTTAGTCCACAATGGAGCTAACAAATTAGTACCAATACAAGTGCCAGAAGTGGGTAAATTAAATCTTGAAGTATATAACGAAGTAAGCATACGCATATCACAAATGACTCCTGCACTAGCAATTGCATTTAAATTATAAAAATAATTAGTATCTTTAAACCGGTAAGTAGTTTGATATGCGGTAGTACTTGCTAAACACGCTATTACTGTAGTATTAGCAGGCACACTATATGTACTAGAAAGAGAAGTACCATTCATATTAGTTTGAGTAGTGGAACCACCCAAATTAGTTGTAGTAATACTAGTCACTGTACTATATGTACTTGTATTAGGTGTTATAACAAATAAATTTGTTCCATCGTAACCTGAGTTGTAGTAATCTGTAACATATGCAGATAAAGTAATTGTGATAGCTGAAGATGTAGGGTTACGTAATGGCATCATTCTAAAACTATGTCCACCATTCCCGCTCGTGTAATTATCATACATTAACATATCGCGTTTATAACCTAAGCGATTACCATTACTAAACATGAGTGCTCTTGCACCGCTGCCGCGATCGTCATCACCAAGATATGTATCAGTGGTTGATGCTGCTCCGCCCTTACCATCTCCTAAGCACATATTAACAAATTGTATTAAATTAGGATCGTTATATGCTGCCTGATTAGTATAGATACCACCACTAGGACCTCCACTGCTCCATTCCCCTGTTGAATAGGTGTTTTGTCGATATGTATGACTACTTATACTGCCAAACATACCTTTACTTTCTAAAGCTACTGTATTTGTACCAGTAGAAGGAAAAGTATATGCTGCCCCAAAACTTAAATTACCACTAGCATCTGTTTTTACAAATTGTCCTGCTGTACCATCAACAGTAGGGAGCGTTAATAAAGCTCCTCCTGGTCTTTGAATAGTATCTACTATTAATTTTGACATTAAATATCCCTTACCTTATGAAGCTAAAAGAGCAAATCCGGATGGATTCATTACGAAATGATATGCATCTGAATTAATTATATATACTGAACTACCAGAGATAGTAAGAGTATTCATTGAAAATCTCATGGTATTAGATGCGAGATTTTCATTCGCACTAACCGTATTTGTAAAGGGGATGCTGTTGATATTAATATTACCAACAGCGGTATCAACATATGTTTTAACAGCAAACTCAGTTGGTACAGCAAGGTTAGAGTTACCAACCAATGTTGGATCAGAAGAGAACTCGTTAATCGATTCCCCAAGTTGTGCGCCAATCGAACCAAGTCGTAAGCTAGTCAAACCAGCCAAGTTGAATGCATTCGCATTTAGCGTTGCAGTACCTGTTGCTTGGTCGATTCTGAAAAACTCACCAACTCTGAAGTTACCGCTCTGGTCAGTGGATACATAATATACACGACCAGGGAAAGTTTCAACAACCTCGTTACCTTGAGCGGCTGGCTGAGTTGGAACACCCGGATGATTTGTTGTTGCAGTACCACCAGTACCAATTGACAAGAAATCGTGGCCAGTAAGTCTCACTTCTGAATAACGATAGCGAATAGTAATGGCAGTGCCTGGAGCTGAACCTGTTGGTTTTTCTTGTGTCAGTACAATTACCATATTACTGCTACTATTTACATAAGTACCAGCCACACTTTGAATAACATAAGATACAGCATCACCAGCAAGAGAAATACTTCCCCCTGGACGTGGTGTTTCAGATAATCCTGTTACAATTAATATGAATCCATCAACGTTTTCTGCCGCGCCTGCGGCCGTTGTAAATAATCCGCCTGATGTTGTAGTACAATTATTACCTGTTCCAAACGTACCTACTATATTATTAATATAAACTTTGTCAGCAGAGTATTGAACATTAAGAATAGTTGCAGTTGCACCAGTAACAGTATCAGTGATTGTATCGCCTACGGTTGCTGTTCCACTAACATACACTGCATTTAATTGCTGACCTACTAAAGTACCGGTAATTGGTGTTTCTGTTGCATCAAACCCTTGTGATGTGGCACCATAAAGACCATAAGAGCAGTTACCGTTGAGTGACCGAATCTTAGATCCACTAGTGCATGTATATCCAAAGGTGCAGTAGTATGTGAAGTTAGAAACTAGTTCTGCTAATCCCCCATTGTCAACCCAGTAACCTACACCATTATCTGATATAATGGTGTAACCATGGAAGATCATACTTTTGTTACCAGAAGCATGAGCACTACCGTTAACGTATACACCAATACCACCAACGCCAATGAATGAACATTCAAGTACATATGGAGATTTCGTAGTAACTGGAGATGCTTCGTTGAATGCAACAGCAATACCAGCAGGAGTTGACGTTGTGATATCTGCAGGAGTTGCACCAGGAACCCAACCAGTCATACCTTTGAATGTCATCTTATTCAAAATAGAACCGTTAGACAACTTAAACATTGTTCCTGTTTCATACCCTGCGGCTGGCTGAATAATAGTTGTACGTTGGTTATCGCCAACGATAGCAGTATTTGCAGGAACAATGATTGGTAATTGTTCAGTAAAGGTACCAGTCTTAACAAAGATTGTAGCATTAGGGCCAGACTGTTCACAAGCGTATTTGATAGTAAGGAAAGGAATTGACAAGTTTCTACCAGCTGTTGCAATATCCTGCCCATGAGGAGCTACATAAAATACTTTATCTGATGCAGTTGCACCAAGCCAACCGTAGTCCGATCCATTGGATAAAGCAGACAATGATTGACCTACATTGTCTCCATCAAATGCAGGAATAACATCCGCTCCTCCTATTGCAAATTCTTCCCACTTAGGCGCCACAGTATAGGTTAGGCCTGTTGGTGTACCTGCGGTTGTAGCAATCGCAACGTTTAATGTTGTCTGAAGAGTAAATCCAGTAACAGCACCAGCCGAACCAGTAACAGAAGAGACTTTATAAGAAGTACCGGTAGTATAACCAGTAATTGTTCCAGTGCCACCAAGAGTACCAGTAATTGTTACAGTGTCACCAACTATCAGGTTAGCCGCATTGCAGGTGAATTCACCAGCAGTACCAGAAATTGCCACACCTGCAAGTATTCCACCATAATCAGTGTTAAATGCTGTAGCATTTGACGTATGGTCGATCTTAGCAATATAAGCTGAACCACCACTTTTTACAATGTCGCCAACTTTAAAAAATGTACTGGTGGTCCAGTTACCTTTCCAAAAAACACCACTATTAAATTTTTGCCACTTGTTGGCTGCAAGATCGGTAGCGAAAGTTACTGATGCATGTGGTATGAGAGATATAAAAGTGTTTCCCCCATACACTACAACTTCATCAATTCCATATGAAGTTGTAGTGCTCCACTCACCTTTAAACTTAAAACCAGATAATATCTTGCTCCATGTTGCCGTTGTAGTTGGATTGACGTTGGTGTTGTCTGTAATAGCCTGAAATAATGATCCACCATAACTAACAACTTGTCCGATATAATACAGTGTGGCAGAAGACCAATCAGCTTGATATACAAAACCAGAGACAAAAATTTCCCAGAAAGTACCATTGGTGGGAAGGTTGCCTGTTGTGTTAGATTTTGCACGATATATGTTGGCGCCATATGCAACTAAATCATTGGGAACATATGCGGTACCGTTGTTATAAACAGATTTAGGAGATACACCATCTACAAACTTATCCCAATAAGTAGCATTGGTGGGGTTGTTGCCAGAAGTGTCTAGCTTTGCGATGTATACCTGACCACCATATGTAACTACATCATTTTTTTGATAAGAGGTTCCTGAAGAAAAAACACCTTCATATTGAATACCGTCAGCAAATAAACTCCAGTATGTTGCATTGGGAGGTGTCTGGTTTGTACTGTCCAGAATAGAAATATATACCTTACCACCGTAAGCTATACCATCGCCTACTTTATAGGCGGTTCCAGAACTGTACACACCTTTAAACTTAAAACCTTCAACCATCAGAGCCCAATGCGTTGTATTGGTAGGTAAAACACCAGCGGATTTTAATGCATACGTATAAACGTATACGTTACCACCGTATTTTACAATGTCATTGGATTCGTACTGAGTGCCAGAAGCCCAATCACCAGCGAAATGGAATCTTAATTTACCTAAATCTATTAATTGTGTCATACTATTTTAACCTGTAAATGTCCATTATTGCTCCATTGGAATTGAAGAGCATTTTGTGACCAAACCCAATGTTTATAAGAATATTTATCTATGATTCCATCTTGCAAGTTTGGGAGTTGAATTGGCATAGTATCATCGTCAATCATTTCAACATCTAATCCACCGTTATCGGGGTTTAGTCTAAATCCGTAAAATGTTTTATTTGCGACATCATTTCCTTCCGGAAAAGAATCAGCTCCTTCGATACCAGCCATCAATTAACTCCAGTAAGTAGTGATAAAACTATGTCAACTGAAGATGCAATTCCAGCAACAGCCTTTATTGAATCTCCTACTTTTAATACGATTTTGTTGCCTTTCATTACTTCATCACTAAAACCAGCTTCTATTCTAAAATTCTTTTTTACATAAATATCATTCACACCATCATTTAAGATAAGACTAACTGGAGTAATTTGGTTAATAGTATTTGACATATTACAACCAATAAGCACAGTCTTCTGAGATGCTGTATACAGCGTTACTGGTGTAGTACCAATATCTGCTTCAGAAACATTTGTGAATGACGACATGTGATTAGTTAAATCCTGTTAGTATTATACTTCTATTTATAATAATTTTAACCTAAAGCAATTGCATATGTTATAACATCGTCTTCAAATGCAGCAAGTCTATCAGTAACATATTGTTCTGTTACTGGTTTATAAACTTTCCAAGTAGAGCCATTATAAACAAAATCCACTCTCATATTTGATATGTCAAGATTTATACTTGCACCAGATCCATCAATAGTAGAGCCATTTGGATTAATAAGTAGGGGTGTTGTTGACCAAGATCCACCATCGAATATTGTAACAAACTTACCAACTGAAGGAGAAGGTGGTAGTGTAAGAGTCCAAGCACCATCAGAAGTATCTGCAATTAAAAAGTCGCCATCGGTAGCAGTATAGTTACTTACTTTTCTACTAATGGCAATACCAGAAGTACCACCAACTTGTTTGCGCGCTATTACGTCAATAGCACCTGCTGCAGTTTTATAATATAGAATACCATCTTCGTAGTTAATTGCTAACTCACCAAATGCCACATCACCTGGAGCTGGTTGAGTGCTTGCTACGTTAGATCTTTTTAAAAGAATCTTCGTTGTCATTAATGGTAACCCTTATTCCTCAACAATCTCCTTTACTTCGATAGGTTCCCATTTACCAATAGGACATCGAGCACCAGAGAGTCTAACTTTAGCGGGCATAAAGCATCCGCACTTTTTACATATATTAAGTGTTTGAACTAAATTTTCACATTTAGCACAAAGGTTTATTCTGTTAGTTATTTCTGGATTTCTTTTACTTTCGATCATAATATAAAACCTAATTATATTTATATGCTATTTCTTTTCTTTTAAAACTGGAATATCAACTTTTTTAGCGCCCTTATCAATATCTCCACGACCACATGATAACGGTCTATATAGTTCTCGCAATTCTAAAGCCTTTGCAAAATACGCATCCATTCTTTCTTCAACATCATCTTGAAAGTTAAAGAAGAGGCCTGACCATTTGCATGCTAATATATTACCTAACAAACGCTGTGCTTCTTTTATACCATATTTCTTTTGTGCTATGGTTACAATACGAGAGAATGGTTGATATACACCAGCACCTTCTGAACTATACTTAGAAATATTATGTACGTTTTTACCTAGAGCAGCTCCAGTAATAGAAAATTCAGAAGCGGTAGTAGTATATACGTTTTTGCAATTTTCTAAAAGCTTTGCACCAGAAACAAATTTTGGAATTACTTTATTCCAACCAACTCTACCCGCAATGCCATGAATCGCTTCGTTAATAGTAATAGGATGAGGCTTTAAATAAACATCATCGCTTTCATTTATTAATCTAAGAACTGTATCGATGTCAGCTAGATCTAATAGGTTATGTCCTGGCATAAAAATAATATTGTCTAAATTTTCATACTCTGGTGACAGTTGCTCCATCTCGTATTTATCAGAAAAGTTAGCAATAAATTTTTCTAGAGCTTCTTCACCAGCTTTGCCAGATTCTTGCTTTGATGCGAAATCGATTAATCTACAATTAATCTCACGTGATTGTGTAGACGCATATAGTCCACCACCAGGAAATTCAGTGTAAGTAAACTCATGAAAGTTATTTTGCTGATTAGCTGAAACATCATAGCTAATATAATAGAATGGCGGAACTTTACTTCTTAATATGTTTTCTTGAGAAGTAGCCCAATTATTTCGACTAGAGCGTTTAGCATAAGGACCAATTTTAGTACTACTAAATGTAGCTTTATTGCTCATTAGCTGAGTAGACAATCTTGGTACTGCTAATTCTTCTTTTTCTTTTTCTTTTTCGTTAGAATCAGAATATATTTCATAAGGACCATTATTGGTCTTATTCGGTTGTGTCATAGTATTACCTTATCAAATTAACTATATTAGTATTATATATTAGAACTGAGAAATGTCAATTACGAATGGATTATCAGTATTAGTGACATCTGCTAACATTTGCATTTTCGCATCAAGCTCAGCAATATTGTCAGTAGTAGGAAGTCCCAAACGCTGTTCACGTAAATTTCTTAGAACTTTCCAGTCTAAAGCGGCCAATGCTTCATTTCTTTTATTTCTAACAAAAGCCCATCTCCGAGCAAGACGTGCAAACTTTATTTCTTCTGGAACTTCTACTAGTGTATAGACTCTTTCCCATTTACCTTCAGAATTCTTTATAGCAGCTGTTGGCATTACTTTAAAATCAAAGCTTGCTACAAGATCTACTTCTGCAGAAGGTGTTGCTGGTACACACACATATTCAGTGCCTGACAAAGACATTTCAGTAATATTGCGAGGCAGAGTTGTATTTACAAGATTATCTCGCAATTCACGTTCAGTGATTGGAAACTCTAGAACCTCGTCTGTTTGCTTATTTACTCTTGCGTATAACATTTAAATGCTCCTCTCGATATTATTGAGTAAACCATGTTGTGGATCTACTAGTTAGTACTTCTGTATTTTGTGGATATGTGGTTAGCCACTCGGTTATTCTTGATGTTGATCTACTAGTATCATTGCTAGTACTAACAAGCGTC